GCATACGAGATTTCTGAATGTGACTGGAGTTCAGACGTGTGCTCTTCCGATCTGTTGGGGTGCAGTGCACGCACCGCCGCCATGAAGTTCGGAAACGCTGCACCAGTCTTCGGCTGCTCCACGATGTTGCCGCCGGCGTCGAGCACGGTTCCCTTCGGAAGTGCATCGCGCAACTTCGCCAGCAGTTCTTCTTCTTCGCGAACCTTCTTGATCGCTTCTGCTTCGCGCTCGCGTGCTGTGACCTGCGACTCGATAGCAGACTGGTACGACCGCTGTGCTTCCTCTAACGCCGTCAACACCTCGGCGTATTCCTGCGACCCTTCCTTTGCACCGTTCGTCGTGACGTCGAGTTGCCGCTGCGCCTCCGTCAAATCGAGCGTCGCCTGATACTGCGAATCCGTAGCATCCGCAATCGCCAGGCGTGCCTCCGCGAGTTTGATCTCCGCTTCACGAATGTCGTCCGCAGTCGCAACCGGATCAGCACGCACCGCAGCAAGTTCCGCTTCGGCATCGGCAACCGCGAACACCGCCTGCTCGACCGCATAACCGGATCGCTCGAGATCGCGTTGCGCCTTTGCCAACACACGCTGCTTGTCTGCCGCCTGCTTCGAGTCGGCACCGTACCCAGTAATCACCTGCGTAAACTGGCGTCTAGCAGCCTCGAGCGACCGCAGCGACGACGCAACTTCCTCATCTGCTCGCTTCAAGTCCTTTGATGCAGCAGCAGCCGACTTGACCGCAGACTGCGCGGACGTCAATTGACGCGTGTACTCCGAAGTCGCCTGCTTCGCTTTGTCGATCTGCTTCGCTGCACCGCTGACCGCACCCCCATACTGCTGTTGCAGATTGATGTTGTCCTTAGTGACTTCCTTCTGCTTGATGCCGCGTCGCGCAAGTTCCTGCGCTTCCTCAGCCTGCCGCTCCAACGACACTGATGCCCTGTCGACACCATTACGGAAGTCGTCAAACATGCCTGGCAGCGTTCGCATCGCATCATCGATGCCAGCCTTGATTCGGTCAGCAGAGAAACCCGCCGTCCACGTCTTGGCGAATGCTGCTGCATTACCCGACAGCATGTTCATCACCGTCGCAATAAACAACACCTTCTCTGCCATGTCGACAATCTTCCGCGTAGCGACCAGGGTCGCCATCACGACAGACTCGATGCCATTCACACCCTTCGTGCCTAGTTCACCCATCGATGCGACAGCGAGTTGTGCTGCACCCGCAACACCCTTCGACGTCAAGTTGTCTGCAAAGATCTGAAGTGCCGGCACGATGCTTGTATTGATGAACTTCACCAGGCGTTCCGCATACGGCAGCAAGGCGTAGCCAATCGATTCCATCGCCTCATCAAGACCGATCTTCAGTTGACGCATTCGACCGTCGAATGTGTCGACTGCTGCTGCTGACGCGCCGCCGAATGTCTTCGTAAGTTGATCCACGACGGCGTTGAAGTTCTTCGACTTCTTCGTGTTCTCGTCCAACGGGATGCCCATACGCGTCAACGCGCCGACGTTGCCGGTCGCTGCACGCCCCATCGCCATCGTGACCGTCGCAAGGTCTTTGCCGGTTGCCGCACTGATGTCGAGGCTCAACTTGAGCAGCGACTGCGCGTCAGTCAGGTTGCCGGTGCCACGAACGAGGTTCGCCAACGCTGGGCGCAGTTCGCTATCCGCAACCGCCGCTGAATACTGCAGCGTCTTGATGTAGTCCTCGTTAGCGCGAATCTGCTCATCAGTCGCATTCGTCGCCTGGCGAATCTGCTTCTCGAGCAACTGCACCGACTTCTGATCTTCGGCTGCACCCTTGACGGCCATCATCGCACCGTCAAACACCTGCTTCCCCATGTACGCGCCGGCTGCACCGATGGCAGCGAAACCGACAGACAGATACTTCGATGCAGTCAGCAGCGTGCTCTGCAACTTTTTCGCACCCGCCTCGGTCGCACCGAGAGCCTGCACCGCACCTTTGGCGTTGCCAATAATGGTGAGGACTAACTTGCGGTTCGCTGCCATGCTGCGATCCTAGTTGTCGGGAAAGACTTTGTTTACTGCATCACCGAGTGCAGCGAAGTAGAACTCCACGATCTTCTCGTAGTTGTTCTTGATCGACTTGTACAAGAAGTAGTCCTTGTTCCGTTCCCACTTGCGGAACTGATTCCAGCCCTTGATCTTCCGCACCGCACCCGACTTCGTTCGAGCAAGTTTCACCTGATTCCCGCCGAGACGCTTGCCGATGTTGCGCCCACGAATGTCGACATACTGACTTTCGACTCGCTTCACAACCTTGTCGATGTCTTCGCCATCGCGCACCATCGTCGCTCGAGTGCGCTTCGTCCACGCCTTTGACCCATCCGTGCGGATCACAGGTGCCTTGATGAGACGGATGCGATTCCGATGTGCACCAAAGTTCGCACCACCAAAGTACGGAGTGTTCCAGCCGCCGCCGGCGACACGCACCGCAGTCATCGCCTTCGTCGGGGTCAACGAGCGTGCTGCACTCCGCTCCATCTTGTTCGACGCCTCGCGGTATGCGATCACCCTCACCAGGCGACCCGTCTGCCAGTTCGCAGCCTTGACCTGCTGCTCCCCAGTCTTGTCCTCGGTCGCCTTCCGCAGCGCATCGACAAACTGTTTCATCTGCGGTATGCGAATCGGTTCGTTGCTCATCGTCTCAACCTGCGGCTCGCATACTGCAAGAGTACATCTAGCGTCCAATCATCCATCGCTGCAATCTCTGATGGTGCGATTCCCGTTGCCGATGCCAAATCAAGCATCAGCCAAGTTGCAGTCTGCTCTACGGGGTCGCTGACGTAGGGCGGCTATCACCCGCATCTGCTGCACCCTCAGCGTCAAACACTTCGCAGTTGTCGATGGACTCAACCCAATCAGGTGCGAACTTCGCCTGGGTCTTCTTGCTGCGATACAACGCAGACCACGCCAACCACGCGATGTCGGTCAGTCGAAGTTCTTCCTCGAATCGACGTACCGACCGCTGCCACGTCCGCTCGAAGTCAACGAAGTCAGCGAACTGCGCCACCGCATCGACGGTCGAACCGTCCTTGTAGTACACCCGTACCGGCAACTTCATGTTGTGCCCTTCTGCTTGTGTGTGAAACTAGGCGACAGCCTTCGTAAGTGCACCACCCGTGAACGTCAGCGTCGTCATCGCGAGTTCGCCAACGGATGCAGCGACCGGCGTGTGTGCCGCCAGGTAGCAACCCGTCAGCGTGTACTCGGGGTTTGTCGCGCCGACAGCAGCAGAAGTCGGCTTGACCTTCACGGTTGTCTGCGTGCCGACAAGCGGATACACCGTCGCCTCGACCTTCGTCGCAGCGAAGTCCTGCATGAACGCAACCTCGAGCGAGTTGTTCTGAAGACCGCCCGTGAACTTGTGCGCCGTATCCGACATTCCCGTAACCTCAACCGAGTCGACCTCGTAGTTGAGCGTCACGCTGTTCGAGTACTCAGACAGCACAACGCTGTTGACGGTGATGACTGCATCAGTCAGAACGATCTTCGCCATGTTCGATCACTTATCCTTATCGTCGGTCTTGCTCTGCTGCTTCGCGCCGATGGTAGCAAGATGACCACCGTCGAGCAACGCAGCGATGTTTACATCGACGAGATCATCCTCGCTGATGGTTGCGCCCTGCGCGTGCCCTGCGAGATTATCAGACAACACCTTGTACTGCGTCATCGTTGCTGCTCCTATGCGTGCACCGTGAGCACGAACTCGACGGACAAGAACTCCGCTTCACCGCTGCTCACGCTAGTGATGTTCGCAGATGAGGATAGCACGCATGTTTGTGCAACGCCCCCCAGGGTCTTGTCGCCTTCGATAGCAGCACGCACGCTCGAGGCACCGCTGTACGACATGAACCCGTCGAGCACCGCATACGACAGGCGTTCTGCCCAGCGTGCAGCGATGACCATGACCGAGAACTCCATCTGCACATCGCCGCCGGCGAACGCTTCGTGATAACGCACGTTCTGCAAGATCGGAAATGCGACAGGCGGGTTGTACTGCATCGGGTCGAACGCGAATGTTCGCATCCCCGAGATGGTCGCCAGGCGTGCAGCAATACCCGACGCGACATCGCTGACCGCGGCCGGCATCAGGCGAACCCAAGCAGTCGATAGGGCATCAACAGATCGCGAACATCGGGGTCGACAGCACGCACCGACACCGCCATCTCACCGAAACCGACCACACCGAGCGGTGCATTCAGCCGCGCGTAGCCGCGCATCGACAGCAGCAGACACGCCTCACGCACGTCGTGCGGCACCGTCGCCCATCCCCAAGTAGCAGCGATCCGCACACGGGGGCGCACCGTATCGTAGGTCAGACCCCGCCACGGATAGAAACCGCCAGGGAACAACTTCGACCCACACGCTGAGATCGCCGTGTACGACTTGCCGTTGAGTGCAGCATCGGATGGTTCTACCTTGTAGTCCGTGTTTAGCGTCCAAGTCGTCTCGAACGTGCCGTCACCATCGTCATCGGTGGTGAGCACCAGTCCCGCCGTGCTCGAAATGTCGTTGACGATTACACGCAACTCGTTCGTCGCATAAAAGTCGACCGTCGTGTTCTTCGTGTAGAAGAACCTCCCGCAGTAGCCGTCGATGCGGCGCGATGCGCCTTCGATGGCCCTCTCGAGCAGACCGTCATCGACCGAATCTGTGATGCGGAGAGCAGCCTTTAGTTCTGCGAGCGTGCAGTAGCCGTTTGTAATCGCCACGACCTACGCCTTGCGTCGCGGTGCAGCCCTACGAATGCTCGCGTTCTCATCGGCAGCCTGGAGAGCAGCCGTTTCTACGGTGCTGCTGCTCCGCTCAGACTTGTATCCGAGTGCAGCGAGCGCATCGTCAACCGCCTTGATGCGATCCT